CCAAAGCTGTAAGCTTGTATGCTAGAAGAATAAAAAAGCAGAAGCGATAGCACCCATAATCTTGATTGCATCATCTCTTTTCTCCTGTGCAGTTTTCTCATGTTCACGAGTTGGTACAGGTATATCCTCAGTATGTACTTCCCATGCGGCTGTTGCTTCAGCACCTATTTTGCCCATATACGGACAGGGTGTACCCGCCATAGCCATCGCTCTATGGATTTCACCGGAAGGGTCTGCGCACAAGAGGCTTACTGCGGCAACCTTCATGCCAAAATCGTACAATGTTTTAGCGTTTTTAAGTCTCAGGCAATTTTGTTCTGTATATGTAGCACCAAGGCTTAATGAAAATATCTGAGTACCCATTGCACCACTAGAAGATATTGTACAAAGGTCTGAGTTAGTGCCTCCTACGTTTGGAGATATTGCACTTGGTGGAGGTGAGTAAACTGTCGTTTCGTTTTCTGACTTTGTAGTTACGTTAGATGTCGTATTTTGCGTTATTGAGCTTTCATCTACTGCATAAACAGATACAGGGATAACTAGAATAATCCAAAAGGCGGCAACTATGCCAAATGCTATTGCGTTGTTAATTTTACGTTGCATATATTCGTTTATTTAAATATTCTTCTAATGATAACATTTTTTTTGTTTTTTCAACATAATACTGTTTTCTATTGTCTAGATAATTTAACTCTTTTAAAATGTTTTGTTTTTGTTTTTCTCTGTAATCATCTACATTTTTACCTTCCCACAACAAATGTTGTTTTGTAAATTTATTTGATATTTGTAGACCAATTAAAATACAGTCTTTAGATTTAATGTCAAACCAATCACCTTGTCTGTTGTTTACATAATCAACAAAGTCTGTTGTGATGTTTAAATTGTTTTGTATATGTTTCCAATATTTACTGTCATCTCTTTTCGTATTTACATAGTGCAATAAAACAAAGTTGTGTATGTCTTTAAATATTTGACTCAGTTCTTCATTATATGTTGCTCTAACAAAAGCTGTATTATTGTTTGTTTTAATTCTTTTAATAAACTCTTCTATTTGGTAGCAAGTTATTGCAAGACCTGTCGATTCTAATGGCTCTATAAATCCTGCCGCAAGTGTTAAAGCTAGACAATTTCCTACCCAACCTCGTTTATATTTTCCTGTCTTAAAAGATACAAAATTAAATTCTGCATTGTCTACTCTTTCTTTGTCAAAACGTTTAATTAAATAATTTTTGAATTCTTGCAACGCATTTGATTTCGATTGAAATCTGCTACTAAATACATAACCTGTGCCAATGCGTGTCCATATAGGTATGTTCCATGCCCAACCTGATGATAATGCTGTACAGTCAGTAAATGTTTCTAATTCATTAGTTTTGTCTTTGTATGGCATACGACACGTAATCGCTGTATCATTTAATAACGTATCGTTTATTGACTCAAACGGTTCGTTCAAAGCTTTGTCAATTAATAAAGCTTTTAAGCCAGTACAATCTATAAAAATATCAGCTTCAATTAATCCTTTATCAGTAGTTAATGAAACTATTGTGTCTCCATCACATTTGACGTGTTTTACATCAGCTAATATATGTTTGCCTTTAAACTTTGTTTTACAGTATTGACCAAACTTAGTAGCATCCATGTGATGTGCATAGTCAAACTGTTCGCTGTCATCTAATGTATCAAACTTATTATTTACACCCATGTGATAAGCAATAAAGTTTGTACTGTAATAATCTTCTGTTTTAGGTTTATCTAAATTTGTTAGCTCTTGTTTAATTGCCCAATCAAAAGTATTTAATGTTTTTTCTTCTGCTGTCCAAAAAGGATGGTAGCAGGTTTCATTCTTTATTAAAAAATTGTTAAATTTAATAGAGGCTTTATACGTAGCATCACATTGCGGCATCCAATCTTTTTCTTTGAAGCCTAAAGTTTTTTTAATAAACCTAGATGTATAAGGTATTGTAGATTCGCCTACTCCGATTGTTGGAAAATTTGGTGACTCTACTAATGTCACTTTTAATTTTGGCAATTGTTTGTTCAATGCTGTAGCCATCATCCAACCACTTGACCCACCACCAACTATACAAATAGAATTTATTTTCATATGAATGTATAAATTATTACTACTCTTATTCCTAGTTTTTGATTTACAACTAAGTGTGGAAAAGCATCAAAAGCTACACCTTTAAACTGTTCCGGTGTTATTTCATGTAAAAGTGTTTCTTCATCCTTGTCAAATATTTTTGTGCTTGAATCAGGGTTATCAGTTAAATACACTATTAATTGCCTATGAGGAAAGTCATGGTCATAATGAATCAAAGACTCCTCAACACCGTTTGGAAAAACAAGATTAACAGAGATTCTTAATAAGTCAGAATATTCAATGCTATTCTTGTCACAAAATGTCTCAAACACTTGCAAGAAAAAATCTGAATAAGGAGAGTTAAATCTATTTTCACCTCGCAGGTGTAGTTCAGGTCTTCTTAAAACTATATGGAACATATAAAAATAATTGTCACCCCATACAATTGCACCGGGAGCTAAGTACCATTGAAAATCATCACCTAGAATAACATCCTTAACAAATTTCTTTTGCTCATATGTTAAGAAGTCTTTATCAACAATTAGATTAGTTTCAGACATATGTGTATGTTGAATCAAAGCAACCATGTTTGCCTGTAGGCATAAAGTTCATTGCTAATGAGTGTCTTTTGCCCTCGTATGGCAATGCTCTGTGTGTCACGTCACTAGGAAATATTAATAAATCTCCTTTATTTGCTGTGTAAACAACGCTTGAGGCACTATTAATACTAAACTCAGTTGACTCTACGTATATTGCTTTTTGTTTTTGTGTAAATTCTATTTCCGCTCCATCAACTAAATAAAACACAGCACTATAATAACTATTAACATGATGATGACTTCCTGCCGCTTCTCTTGTAAACCATGAAGTTGTCAACTTTAATTCATTATCAATATTACATACTTCCTTTAATAATTCTATTACGTTTTTTGCAAATTCTTTTTTTAAAAAATCAGGCAGTACATCAAAGTCATCGTCTGTAATATAATGAAAATATTCATTTGTATTTAAACCAACATTAGGATTGTTTTGCACAGTCTTATCAAAAACTTTTTGTACGTCTTCTAATAAATCTATTCTGTTGTACCTTCCTATAATTGTAGGAAAGCAGGCATCCCATCCAACAAAACTCACCGCAGTTCCCCATGCGTACTTATGTTAAACCACCCTGTAATAATATATTTGTCGTTAGAAATAGGAGGATTTCCTCTATGGGTATGTAAGAAATCTGCCGGTGCTATAACTATTTTTCCTGCTACTGGCTTAATTCTTTCACTCTGATATAGAAATTCTGTTTCACCACCCTCATGAACATTGTTTAAATAAATCATCCATACTAGTATTCTGCGTGAGCATGTAGCACTTAGATTGTCACAATGCCATCTATGAAACCCTCCACCTATAGGTGTCTTTTGTATCTTCTGTTTAACACTATATATAGATTGCTCTCTAAGAATTGGAAACTCGTTGCAATATTCATCATATGCTTTGTTTAAATACTCATTAATAAACTTAGCTTCATCGGAATGGTATATGTCTAAGATGTGATAAAAATCACCCCTAGTCATAGCACTTTCTTTATGATTGTGCGTTTCAAACGCAGTTGCAGGTTCAGTAAGCAATGCGGCATCAAATATTTCTATTAACTGCCTACATTTTAATTTTGGAAACTTAAAACTTGCTGTTCTAATTCCTATGCTATCTTTATTCATCACTCCTCCTAATGATTAATAGAATCTATCTTACCATTTACCTAGTGGACATTGAGTTTTTTTTAACATAGTTTTAGCTTTTAAAAAACAATTGCATTCGGTACACAATGCCTCACCTAACTTCATAGTTTTCAATTCACATTCAAAACATATGTTAAGTCTATCTTGTTTCTGTTCAGTATCGCATAATAAATTAAATGGGTCTTTCATTATACAAGTGTGTCATCACCCCAAGTTAAGGTAAGATTACCTGTCGATATACTAGTAATTTCTAAAGGCTCTAAATCAGGTGCATCAGGGTCTGCTGTTTCTTTAACAGTTCCGTCTGCTAGAACCTCTTCTGTTACGTATGTATCTCTCCACGTATCTCTAGTTTGTACCCAAGCATCGTATGTAGCTTTTGATACATAGCGTACTGTAGCTTTAACAGTTGATGTGCCTTTTTCAGCCTGTACTACTTGTACATTCATTGTGCTGTAGTCTATAAAACCATTATCATCACCATGCAAATCATATGCTTTGTAATGTAAATATTCACCTGACGCCGCACCACCTCCATGAGTGACTGCTACACCTGAAACAACTTCTATAGTAGTTAGTGCTTCATACATTGTGCCTAACTCTGTGTAATTAAACAGAAGCTCTATTTCATCGTTTGCGGTAAACTGGTCTCCTTTAATTCTTCTTGCTTGTAATGTTACTGCCATTATTGTCTCCTATGAAATTTGTCCTGTGTTACCTGAAAGAGCAGAACCTGCTGAGCCATTAACAGAGCCATTACCACCTGCTGAGCCGCCTGAACCGCCACCACCACCACCATTGCTACCATGACAATGATTGACTCGTGTTCCACCACTACCGCCACCTGAACCACTAGAGCCTAGATTGCCTCCTGAACCGCCTCCTCCGCCTCCGGGATTATAGCCGGAACAGTTAGCGTTACTCCAGTTGCCTTCTCCGGACGCACCTGAACCACCTGAACCGCCTGACGTTGCACCACCGGCTGAACCGTTTGAGCCACCATTTGCACCTGAACCTGCCGAGCCGCTAGCCGCACCTCCGCCGCCTCCTCCGCCGCCATTCTGTAGCCACCATGCACCACCGCCGCCTCCTCCGCCGCCGCCGCCGTTACCGGTGATAGTTTTTGTTCCTGCTGAACCGCCTGTGCGTGTACCTGCTGTATCAAATATTACGGATAAATTGTTGTCTCCAGTCTGTGAGTGTTCAAAAGCGTTGCCACCATTGTTTGCAGAATCTGCTGAACCACTACCTGTGTTACCTGCCGAACCTGCTGAACCTGTTCCTGAGCTAGCACCACTACCATTTCCTCCACTTCCTCCTCCTGAGCCGGGATTTCCTGATGTGTTAGAGCCTGCTGAACCTACAATTGAACCATTATTTGTAATATTAATTGTTACACCACTACCCCAACCTGTATCTGTTTTCATTGCAGGTGTTGAAGCATTACTACCACTTACTGTAACACCACTATTAATAGTTAATATGACTGGTGTGTTTGTATCACCACCTGCCGCCACAGCCGCAGTCTTGATGTTATAGTCACTTGTGTTACTAGATATGGTTAATACCGTAGCCGCTACTGTTCCATACATATGGCTGAATTTTATTTCACCTGAAGTTGGAACGCCTGAGTTTGCACCTGCCGGTACTAAACCTGCACCACCATAATACTCACTTATAGCATGAGGTGCTGTACCACCAAACTCGGCTACAATGTCATCTGTTATTGATAAGTCTGCTCCTGATGCTTGTACTGCCATTATTTTCTCTCCAGTTTTTCTACTTTCGCAGTTAACTCCTTAATTGCTTCTATTAAGATTGCATGTAGCGAATCGTAGTTTAGAGTTTTATATTTTTTGTCATCACCTGTATGTAAAGGTACTTTTCTTTCTGTTACTGCTGAAGGCAATACCTTTTCAACATCCTGTGCTAACAAACCTGCTGACTCTTTGTCACCATTAAGGTATTTGTATGTTACACCTTTTAATTGGTTAATTTTATCAAGTGCAAACTCTACAGGGTTGATGTCATACTTTAGCGTTGCATCTGAAATTGTAGATGAAAATGCAATTACGTCACCATCAACGTGTAAATCACCATCAGCTTCTAAACGCATTTCATTGCCACCGTTTACATAGAAATCTGTTTGTGTG